TATTCAGGCCGCACCTTCCCGAGTTAACGCCCCATGCCCCGCAAACTGACCGACAAGCAGCGGGCCTACCTCGCTCTCAAGCGCAAGATCTCCGAGCGCCGCAAGTGGCTCTGGAAGCACAAGCCCAAGACCATGGAGAAGGGCCGCGTCAAGGCGACCGCTCAGGCCACCGAGATAAGGGACAAGGCGAAGACCTACCTCCTCGAGACCGTCAGAGATTGGCCGGCAACTCTGACACCCGCGCAGCTCGACGCCCTGCTCCTGGACATCCCCTATACCCGAAAGGGCAAGAAGCGCCGCAAGCGCCGTGACTCCCTGATCCGCCGGCTCCGCCTCCTCGGCCTCATCGATTACGTCCCGAGGACTAACACCTGGCATAACCTTTGCACATTGCCCCCGTCAAAACCTTCAGCACCGTCCGAGATGAATGACCAAGGCCCGACTGAATGACCTGACCGCTCCGGCGGAAGAGGCACGGTCTTTCGATGCTTGGTTCTTCTCTCAGCCGAAGAAGGTGCAGGAGAAGATGCGCAACTCCGGCGTGCTGCCTTACCGCGAGATGGTGCAGTCTCGGCACGTCTTCAAGGTGAAGGACGAGCACACGGCGTGGATGAACACCGGCAACGATGAGCACGTCGAGGTCGACGCCTTCATCTCCCGCGATCTGGTGGCCGTGATGCTCAAGGCCTTCATCGACGCCCTGGCCATGTCGGACAACTTCTATTTCCGCCGGCACGTCGAGCTCATCCGCTGGGCGCTCAGTCTTCCCGGCTGTCTGTCCTCGCGTATGATCGCACGGATGTATGGCAAGAGCCACGAGGCCATGCGCAAGCGGGCCCGGGCAATCCAGTTGTCCGTGAACTCCGACGCCCACGGCTTGTTCCCTCATTGCAACTCCAAGCGGGATAAGATGCGCGTGACGTTTACCTCCCCTCATATACGCTCATAACATATGATTGACCCTCGTTTACATATGAAAGCGTTCAATCGTATCCGCGTCGGCACGTCCGCCAACCCCCCTAAGGAATCTCTTTTGGGCGGTTTTCCGCCGCGTTGGACGACACCTGCCCCTCTTTTTTACGAGGGGAAACGAAGGTTTTGACCAAAACAGCAAACGGGGGAACTCCAGCACTTGGCCATGACGCGTAAACTCAGCAACCTCGAGATCGGCACGGCCTTGAACATAACGCCGCAGCGCGTGAGCGTGCTCAAACGCGAAGGCCTACCGACCGACAGCATCGAGGCCGCCCTGGCTTGGCGAGCCGCTCGCGATGAGCAGCGCAAGGCGAAGGCGCCGAAGGCCGCGCCGGCGCAGCTCGACGACGGAACGCTCTCCGACACGATCGCGGAGCACCGGGCGCTTGTCGGTCGGGCCCGCGGCGTGTGGCTTGCGTCGATGGAGGGCGGAGATCCGAACCAGGGGAAGTACCAGACCGCCTACAACCAGAGCCTCAAGACCCTCGTCGCCCTCGAGGAAGAGCAGGAGCGTCGGCTCATCCTGGCTAAAGACTACATCGCCGCGAAGGAAGCGACGGAGGCCATGCGTCAGCTGATGGGCGAGGTCGTCAACCGCCTCGACAAGCTGGCCCTCGACGTGGCCGAAGGGTGCAACCCTGAGAACCCGGCTAAGGCCGTGAAGGCGCTCGAGACTTGGGTGCGCAAGACGAAGGCCGACCTCTCCGCGAACGATGACGAAGCGTAAGCCCAAGCCCAGGCGCAAGCCGATGCCGAAGCCGTCGCGTCCGTTCAAGCGCAAGCCGAGGAAGTGGTCGGAGTTGTCCGACGAGCTGTATCGTCTGCTCAAGGAGGCAGGGCTTTATGAATAAGACCGACCTCCTCCGCGTAGGCCGTGACGTGCTCAAGCCGTCCGACTCCGGCGACGTGGTCGAGTGGCTCGAAGAGAACGTGCTCGCCATCCCTGACTCGCCGATGCCCGGGCCGTTCCGCTCTGAGCGCACGCCGTGGATCGCGGAGGCCTTGCGCATCGCCGCCGACCCCGAGACGCGGATGCTCACCGTGCTTGCCAGCATCCAGTCGGGCAAGTCCCTCTTCGCCCGCCTGTTTACTTGCCACATCATCGCGAACGCTCCCGGCCCTACCGCGGTATTCCAAAGCACGGATGCGGAATCTAAGGACTTCGCCCTGCGCTACATGCGGCCAGTGTGGAACAACTGCCCGCCGGTGAAGGCCCGCATCTCCGTCGACGACATGGATCGCTCGACGACTACGGACTTCGACCGCATGACGCTCTACTGTCGCGGCCTCTGGAATGAAGCGAACCTTCAGCGCCTGTCCCTGCGTTACACCATCGCCGACGAATGCTGGATGGCACCGCCCGGGCACCTTGCCGAACTGAGCGCGCGCGTGACGGCGTTCGGCTGGATGGGCAAACGCATCTTCATGAGCCAGGGCGGACGGGCTGGTCAGGAGTTTCATCAGCTGCACGAGTCCACCGATCAACGTGACTGGAACTTCCGTTGCCCCAAATGCGATACGCTCCAGCCCTACCTATGGGAGCAAGTCCGCTTTCCCGACGACGCCAAATTAACCGGCTCTTGGGATTTGCAGAAGGTCAGCACCGGCACGACGTACGAGTGCGCCTCATGCCAGGAGCGACTGCCCGACAATAATGCAACGCGACTTGAGGCTAATCGGCGTGGTGCGTTTGTGGCCACGGCATCGTCGGCCAACTCCGGGCACATCGGCCTACATTGGAACAGCCTTGCCTCCATGAGCTGGGGCGAGCTGGCCGTAATGATGCTAAAGAGTAAGGAAGAGTACGACGTCTACGGCAGTGAACAAGGGAGGATGCAGTTCAAGATGAAGAGGCTCGCTATGCCTTGGGCCGAGGAGGGCGGGGAGATCGTGAACATCGCCCAGGCTGCGAACTACAACATGACCGACGACTGGGAAGGCGAGTCAGTCATCACGCCGAAGGGCAGGGTCGTCGACCGCGAGGGAGCACCTGAAGGCTCGTTCCCGTTCCGCACGGCCGGCGTGGACGTGCAGCGCGGCCACTTCTTTTGCGCCATCCGCCGGTGGAGTCGCACCGGGCATAGCCGCCTCAAGGCCTTCGCCAAGATTGACACATGGAACGACGTCGAGGCCTTCATAAAAAAGCACGGCGTCCATCAGGCCCTGGTATGCGTGGACTCAGGAGACGCCGCGACCGACGTATATCGACAGACCGCCATGCGTGGCTGGAAGTGTGCGAAGGGGTCGGGCAACGAAGACTTCAGCGTGACGGCCAAGGACGGGAAGCAGACCCGCCGATTCTACTCCGATAAACAGGCTATCATGGTGCCCGGTCTTCAGGCGCGGGCCGTCCTGATCGTCTGGTCGAACCTCGCCGGCAAAGACCTCCTGCACGGCCTCCGCTCTCGGAAAGTATTCACCTACTCCCTCGACGCCGGCCAGGACTACGTCGACCAGATGAATGCCGAAGTCCGCGTGAAGGACAGGCGCACGGGGAAGCCCCAGTGGCTGCTCCCTCAGGGCAAGAAGGATAACCATGCTTTCGACTGCGAACTGCTCGGCCTCCTGGCGGCCGTCCGTTGGGGCATCGTCGGGAAGGAAACAACCGAAACCGACTTGCCTTCCGCATGAACCCGGGGACACTTCACCTAAGCGGCGGCGCCGATAGTTGCGGGAAGAAGAGCTCGTGGCGTGGATATGGGCGTCGCCGCCCCCTCCGTTGCCAATTAACGCAGGACTAGAATGAGCCAAGGCATCTTCATCGGTCTAACGGAATGCGAGTTGCTCGACCTAAAGTCGAAGGCTCTCCAGCTCATCATGGACGGCAAGACCCTGATGTCCTACTCTGACTCCGGCTCTTCGGCGACGAAACAGTTCGCCCTGCCTCCGAAGGAGATGCTTAACGAGGCGATGTTCGCCCTGAGCCGTCTGGATCCTGGCAAGTATGGTCGACGCTCGACGATGGTTTACACCCGATGGGACAACCGTTACGAATAATCTATGGCCCCCCGCAAGAAAGACCCGAAGCCCGCCAAGTCTTCCGCAAGGAAGAAGTCGACGACCGCGCCTCAGGCCGCGTCGAGTGGGGCCACGTTCAACAATCAGTATAGCGGCAACCAGTGGGGAAGCACCGTCCAGACCTATGCCCGCCGCGTCATCTACGCTCCGCAGCCGGACGACATGCGCCGCGACCTCTCGCCCTGGGATCGCAACGAGATGGTCAAGAAGTGCCGATGGGCCGAGCGCGAGTCCGCTCTTTTCCGTCAAATCCTTAACGACCTGTGTATTTACGTTACGGGCGATGGAATCCGTCCTCAGTCCCATGCCGACAATCCAGAGACTGCTCGCCTTTACGAAGAATACTTCGACCGCGAGTCTAAGCGTATCGACGTCTCCGGCAAGTCATTCGGCCAATGTCAGAGCATCCTGATCCGTGCGCTTATCCGCGACGGCGACGCCTTCGCCATCAAGGTCGTCAACGGTGACCGCGCGCAAATCCAGACCATCGAAGCCCACCGAGTGGGCGACCCTACCGACGCTGACACCCCTGCGGATTGCTGGGACGGCATCGGCTTCGGCAAGTACAACGAGCCGATTTACTACAACGTCTACAAGGCCGACGGCTCCTCCAAGAAGGTCGAGGCGCAGTCCGTCATGCACATCGTCGACATGGAGACCGCATCGGGCTCCCGCGGCGTGCCGGTGCTTCAGTCCTCGCTCAACAGCATCCAGGACGTGAAGGAGATTCTCGAGCTCGAGCGTCGGGCCGTAAAGGATAACGGCGACGTGACCCGAGTCATCAAGAAGGGCTCTGGCTTCCTCGACGACGACGCGGCCTCCGAGATCTCGTCGAACCATAACTCCGCTGAGATCATCGCAAGCCAGATGGGCGGCAAGGCCATCGTGCTCGAGTCCTCTGACTCTTTCGAGTCCTTCGAGAGCAAGCGCCCGAACTCGACCTTCGTCGGCTTCCTCGCGGCGCTGGAGAAGGACATCTGCTCAATCCTGCCTTATGAGTTCGTGAAGGACGTGACGACCGCCGGCGGAGCCGGTGTTCGCTTGGTCACGGCCAAGGCCGCCCGCGTCTTCGGCAAGTACCAGAACGTGATCATCGAGTCCTTCTGCGAACCGACCTGGGAGTATATCATCGCCGACGGCATCGCCAAGGGCGAGATCCCTGACGACCCCCGCTGGTGGGCGACCTCCTGGACGACCCCGAAGAGCGTCACCGTGGATGCTGGCCGTGATTCGGCGAGCGACCGGGCAGACCTCGACCAGGGCCGAGTGTCTTTCAGTGAAGACTTTTCCGTACGGGGAACCGACTTCGAGACCGAGATGCGCAAGCGTGCCGACAACATCGCATACATCATGCGCCTTGCCAACGAGCGCGGCATCCCGTTCGAGACTCTCTACCGACCCACGAACACCCCCATGGGCGCCGTGGCCGCAGCTGAAACCCCTCCGCCTTCGACCCTTTAAAAAATGACCCGCTTCCTATCCCATGCTCTCAAGGGCCGTGAGCCGATGCTCATCGACCCGTCCAAGGCCCAAGACTTCGCGGTCATGGCCGAGAAGTTCGGCTTCTCCGACATGCTCGCCCAGATCTTCGGCGTGGCCCCTGCCCCGTATATCCAGAACGGCGTGGGCGTCATCCCGATCGTCGGCCTGATCTCCAAGGGCGTCAGCCCTCTCGAGCGCATGATGGGCGTGACCGACGTCAATGAAATCTCTGCCACGCTCGACGCGATGGCGGCCGACCCTGCGGTCGAGAAGATTGCCTTCAACATCTCTTCCCCTGGCGGCACGGTCACCGGCGTCGAAGAGCTCGCCAACAAGATCCGCGACGTGGGCAAGCCGACCATGGCCTATACCGATAGCGAGATGGCCTCGGCTGCTTACTGGCTCGGAAGTCAGGCAGATAGGGTGACCGTGAGTCCCTCATCGGTCGTGGGTTCCGTGGGCGTCTACATGGCTATCCCTGACATGTCCAAGCTCTACGAGTCCCAGGGCGTGCGCATGGTCGTCATCAAGTCCTCTGGCTCACCGCTCAAGGGCGCCGGCATCGAGGGCACGTCCCTCTCCGACGAGCAGATGGCCGACCTTCAGGCCTCGGTCGACGGCATCCATGAAGACTTCAAGGCCGCCATCCG